GAAAAGACAGGGGGGGTAGCCGTCTGTGCTAAAAAAACGCCCTCATTGAGCGCACCTTTGCGTAGATTGCATGACTTACATAGCACCCTTAAATTATCTAGGCTGTGGTCTCCACCTGCTTTGCGAGGAATGATGTGGTCGATGTGCATCTCACCTTCATCTGTACCACACAACTGACAAGCTCTGCCATCACGCATGAACACACGCTGTCGCTGTTCGCGATAGCGCCTACTGTTCAGCTTGTCTAATGCCATCCCTTAGCCTTCCAATGATCATAAGCCTTGCAAGGCGTTGAGTACCTATGCTTAATGTAGCGTAAGCCCCACTCTACTTGCTGTATTGGTGTAGCTGTTAATAACCATTTAGATCTACCTTGTGGAATACCTGCATGACTACCATTAACTGCTTTAGGATTCCATGCACTCTCTTTACCATATAGAGCTGCAATGCACTTGTATTGTTTAACATCTCCTAATGAGTAATAAGCATATTGTTTAGGAGTCATAGATATATCTTGTAAGTTAGTAGAGCCTGCTTCATACGGAAGCAATAGAGCTATCCCAATAGCTACTAGCACCCCGCAAGCTACGCCCCTGAAGGGCTTGCGGTGAGCCTTTGAGAGGCTCTGCGCCGTTAGCGTACCATTGCTGTCAAATCCATTTACATAAGTGCTGGTCAGAGCGGTGTTTCGCATTGGAATAACTCCTTTGTTATACCCTGTGGATAACTTCCGTGGATAACTATTTATCTGTTGAATAGAAGCCCTTGCCCTTGAAATGAACAGCAGATGAACTGATCGCTTTAACCATTGGTTCATTACAATATGCACATAAGATCATTGGTCGATTGTTCCATCCATGATGGACTTCTTGACTGAGATTGCATCTGGCGCATTTGTAATCGTAGGTTGGCAAGTTAGACACCTCTGTATCATGTAAGACCCACAAGCTGTGCAGCGGTCAATGTCTGCCTCTGTAGGTTCGCTAGTAATGTGACCGTATTTTAATGTGAGTAGTGGCAATAGATCCTCAAGTCGGATAATCGCGGCATACTCACGCGCATCCTCACCCTGTCCGTTGAGTCTAATAACTCCGAAGCCTAATTCCCCCGAAATGGCTGTCCGAGCTTTCAATTGTTTAATGTATGCAAGCGGTTGAAATCCAGCACGGGCTTTGACTTCAACATCGAACGGCACATTAACAATATCCTTGCCACTACCCCTTCCCACACATGCGCCTTGCCACCAAGTCGATAGGTACTCAGCAACTACACGCTCTGTACGGAAACCTCTGTGCTTTCTTGCTTGACTAGCCATTTACTGCTTTGCACTTAGCACATTGCCAAGTAACAATGCCATTGACTGAGTCAGATGAGATGTCCTCTAGCTCACGAATCTGAACTGGCTCATTGCACAACTGACAAGCGATGAAGGCTGACATAAGGTCAAGCCATTCACCATTGATCTTAATTCCTACATGACCCATTATACTCTCGCTTTCTGTGCTACGAACTTTCCGTCTGATCCGAGGTTGTACCATTTAGTCGCGCATCTATGAGCTGATGAGATTGCTGTATTGCAGAAGTAACCACCCCATGCTTTGCCATTCTTCTCACCTTCTCGCCATTGCATGTGTCCATGCTCGCATGATGGTGCTTCTTGTGCTTCGCCTGTGCCAATGATTGCAGCTACATTCTCCATTGCCTTTTCAAGCGTTACTGGAGCATCTACGACCTTCATGTATTCATTGACTGGAGTAGTCCAATAATCCTGAACATCTGCAACAGCAGGTTTGACAGGCTTCTGAGCAACTACCTTTGTCATTTCCTCGCGGCTTGGACGCTTTCCTTTAGCAGCATAACCTGCAGCGCTAAGGCTTCTGCCGATTGCTGAAGTCTCACAATTCTCCAATGCTGAAGTGCTATTAACACCTCGATCAGTAACTTTTTCCTCCGCGTATCCTGTCGTCCACGCAACGCTATCTGTAGAAGTTTTGTATAAATACGCTTTAACAATGTATCTATCTTTCTCGACAACTTCCAGCTCTGTTGCAATGCGAAAATCTGGATAATCCTTAATAAACTTTTCAAGTCTCACCTCAACTGTCTCGTAATCGGCTAAATTAAACATAGAGTTCGTTCTCCTCTGTGGCTAGTTGTCCAGCCAGTGCGCCATAGCTGCACAGATCTACCCAATTGTCGATGTGCTGCGCTGATTGATTAGTCCTTGCAAGTTTAACCAAGACCAAGATCCCTGCCACCTGATAGTCGTGTATTGGTGTCTGTAAGTATGCGCTGAGGAGCATTGCTGTGTGTTGCAAGTTATCCGCAGGGTGACCGTATTGAAGCCCACGGTCACGGATCGTGTCGGTGGCTGAGAGTAGGATTTCATTAGCGCGCATCTTGTGTCATTCGCTGATAATTCTTGCCTACTACAACGCCTTCGCGCTTGCCTTCATTAAAGCCTTGTGACCACCCGACTACATACCACAGCACATTAGCTGCTAATAATAAAACTATGATTGGCATTTCCATTTTCGTACCTATCTGTGCCAATGCCCTTGATTGGCTACAGACTTAGAGTCTCATGCCTGTCTGACAATGTCTAACACATTTAGGTAACGAAACGATAACGATTATCGAGGTCTGCCGTAGGACTTTCCAGACACAATGAATGTGCCATCCTTCTCAATGTTGATTAGATCGACTTGCACCTTAGATCCATGCACATACATAATGGCAAAAGCCTGTTGCCAGTTGGCCGACCCTTTCGTGTAGTGGGCCTGCTTAAAGTCCATGAGATTGCCTACCTCAACTCCATGCAGAACACGCCCTATACGGCCCCCAGAGGCCTCTGAGAAGGCCGAACGCCCTGCCCTGTGAGTATGACCTGAGATAACATTCTTGCCATGCCTACGGGCTGCCTCTAGGGCTGATAGACCCCCTTGTGGCTTGATTGGTGTGTGATCTCCATGCACTGCAATCCAGTTAGGTGCGATAGCCATAGGATTTTTGTGAAAGGTAATGCCTAGTTCATCAAACTTCATAAACTTCTCAAAGCGAAGCTCTGGCAATGCACCAAAAGCAGGCACTTTAGCCATGATGATGTTATACAAGCGATCTGTGTGATTGCTGCGGATGCAATCTGTAACGCCTAAATCCCAGAGAAGCTGCACAGCCTCGTTACGATCATCATCTAGGGTCTGGGCGTAGCTGCCCATGCGACCTTCTTCCCACTTGCTTATCTGTGGTAGGTCAATTTCATCGCCTATTGTGACAACTTGATCTGGCTTAAACTTTGTGATGAAGCTTGCAAGGTTACGGGTTGCAACCCTGTCATGGTAAGGAACCTGAAGGTCACTAACTACGACAATTCGCTTAATCGTCATCCTCATCTTCATAGTCACCAAAGCGTTCTGGCTCTATTGGATCAGGCAGAATCCATGCAGGATAGGCTGATCGCTCTACGATGATTCCCAAGACTGTTTCCTCATCAAAGCCTGCACGCTTTAGAGATTGAGCGAACTCATACATTCCAATGCAATAAGCATCAAGAGCTGAGTAATCTTGCTCAACTAGATTCTTAGTCGCTTTTCTTGCCATGAGATAATTGTCACCTCTCTAGTAAAGAAATTATTGTTTCGACACGCCCTTCAAGTCGATTCAATCTGTCGTTCATTGATGAACCACCATTAGGTTTTAGTTCAGCAAGATAATGTTTGACCAGCCAGCGGATCGAACCTGCGAAGCCAGTAACAATAGAGATCACTGCAACTGCAAGAGCCGCCCAGTTAAGGGCGTCCATTACTTTTTAAGTCCGAGTGCTGTGTCGTTAGCGTTGAGGTAACGCAAAACAGGTGGAATAACAGATGCAAGACCTGCTGCAATGAGTGCCTTAGGATCTGACACGCCAGCTGCCGCCATGCTTATTACTGCTACTAGGAACGCTCTAGCCCATGAGCCTGCTGCTGTCTTTAGTTCTTTCATTATTCTCCGCCTAACATAGATACTTGAAAAAAAGCCCCATCATTATCAGCTTCCTTCTTAAAGCTGACATGACAGTGCTTAACATGTTTGTTAGCCCCTGTGTATTTGCGCCATTTCCAGTTAAGGATCTTCGAGCAGATGTGTCCATCAAAGATGATGTAAGCAATACGATTGTCTGCTTTTGACTTTGATAAGGTACGAAGTTGATCTGCAAGATCGCCCATAATGTCTGGCTTTGATCCCTTGAATAAGTCACGATCGATGTCGATGGCACGAACCCAGCCTTGCCCATCTGGATTATGATCAGACTTGCGAGCAGCGTGTCTGGTATCACCGATCCAACCATCCGATGTGCGGTCACGATCTGGGAACGAGTCATCTATCTGCTCTCGTAACTGGATAGCAGCTTTAGATAATCTCGGCTTGATGCTCGACATTAGAACATTCCCATCGCTTCAAGTCGTTCAATAATAATTCATTATGATTGCATGGCATTGGAGCAATGAAAGCATCATCTATAGGATCGTATGTATAACCAATACCAGCATAGTTATAGCGAATGTTATTATTGTACGATGTCCGCTTACAGACCTGACCTCTAAGATTGCCGTACCATGTTTCAGGCTCTAATCCTTCAATCAATTCGGTTTCGTCAATGCCAACAATAACTTCTGTGACAATATTTGATTCATCTAAGAACGCGTAATGTGCCATTATGCCCAGCTCACATTTCCTGTACCAGCTGTAATTGTAGTAATTTTGTTGCTTCCAGATGTAGATGTTGATCCTACTAAACCTGCGCCAATAGTAATTGTGTATGAGCTAGGGAATCGAAGAATTACAACGCCTGAGCCGCCTGCGCCGCCAACAGTTGCAGGTATATTCTCACCTGTCGTACCACCGCCACCACCGCCAAGGTTTGCAGTTCCATTAACTCCAGTGTTTCCTGATGCGCCACCGCCACCGCTTCCACCTGCTGCTGTTGGATCGCCTGCATTATTTGATCCACCACCGCCACCACCTGCATAAGTTACAGATGAACCTGTTATTGAAGTTGCAACACCATTACCGCCGACACCACCATAAGTAGCGCCGTTAGCTCCTGCTGCGCCTGCGCCACCGCCGCCGCCTGCGCCGTATTGTGGAGAGTTATTTCCAGTACCACCGTCGTAACCTTGATTAGCTGTACCTAAACCTTTTGCATAACGAGCCGCTGTACCCGAACCTGCGCCGCCGCCGCCTGATCCGCCGTTTTGACCGCCTAAAGGACTGTTGCCAGTATTGGATGCGCCTGATCCACCACCTGTTGAAGTAATTGTGCTAAAGACAGAGTTGCTGCCATTTGTTGAATTGGTGCTGTTGTAAATACCACCACTACCACCTGCGCCAACTGTAACTGTGTAGTTAGTAGATGTTGCTAAAGACAAAGCAGATTCGAGTGATCCACCACCACCTGTTGCTGTAACAGTGCAACGAAGTCCGCCTGCGCCGCCACCTGCACCAAAGCCACCGCCGCCGCCACCGCCACCTGCAACAACTAAATAATCAACAGTCCATGGTGCAGCTACACCACCACTAGAAGCAATAATCCCAACAAGAGAATTGAGCATTATGCAATGCCACCAACTACTGTCCATGAGTTAGCAGCAAGTTTGATTGCAGCAGCAGACTTATAGCGAGCCAATACTGGAGCAGCAGCTACTGCACCTGCGCTCACTACAGTAGTAGTGCCAGATGTAACAGCTTGAATTGTAGTAATGCCTACACCCTTTTGATAGACAACTAAAGTCGTTCCAATAGGAAAGTTGTAGGTTGCATCTGTAGGAATGCTAAAAGTATTGGCTGAAGCATTGTCCATTGTGACAATAGCGTTAAGACCATCTGCCTTAACAGCTGTGTAAGTGGTACCAGTCTGAGCATTGACAGTAAGACCAGCGAACTTGGTGTCGATGTCCTGACCCAGTTCTGCAATAGCCGTTGCGCCATTTTTTACAAGGTCGCTCGACTGTGGAATGTCAAAGCCGAAG